TGCGGCCTGTGTTCTGGCCCCTGCTGTTGCCTTAGCCTGCCCAAGAGCAAAGTCACGCTCCATGCCAAGCGCTCTGCCAGAGCCTACCTGGATGCCCTGCCGGGCTAGGTTGCGCTCCATTCCACCCCTGGCGTTTCCAAATTGCTTCATGGCATTGGCCCCTGCCGCGTCCATTCGATCATCTATGTTGATATTCCCCGCCTGACCCATCATCCTTGATTGAAGAGCCGTTCTTTGTGGGATAATCGCCATATTAGCGTCAATCTGTGCCTGTTCCATAGGCTTGTAGGATTCTTGCCAAAACTTGAAATATTCCTCTGCCATGCCTAGTTCTTTCTCTGATATATTGGCCATTCGGCGGTTATACGCTTCATCGATACTATTAATTGTTGTGCTACCACCACCTTTACAATGAGAGATAGGCCCTTCATACTCAAAGGAATCCTCATACTCGACTTCCCATGTTGCCATGTCGATTGTTACAGAATTGTATATTTTCATTCCATACCTCCGAGAATTTCCTTTGTTATGTGTAGTAATGTCCCCTCAACGCTCTTGTTTCCAGACTTGCTCCACATTGCGTTTGGGATTTTTCCAATTTCAACAAGACCCACCTTTTTCAGCCATTTGATACCGATGATGTTCCAGGAGGGAATCAATCCAAGGACAGTTTCAAAACAAGGATTGCCAGAATTGTCTTGTACCCCGAACACATGGTTCACAGCGAACCGCCCTATCTCCACCGATCCTTCGCCAAAACTACCTTGGAAACCGCAAAAATGCGCGTAGCAGGTCTTGTAACGAACACGGTTGAACCATAGGATAGCGGATAAATCAGTTTCATTCTCAATGATGAACAAGTAATTTTGCTTGTATTTCATAATTGCAAGGAAATCTTCTGGCGATTCTATATCGCCTTCGCTGAAAACAATTTGGGCGGTTCCTTCATCGACCATCCTTGAATAAAGACTCTTGACAAAAGTATCCGTCATTGTCCTTATCCCGTCTATTTCAATATATGGAGTTATTTTCATTTAAACCCTATAAGCCCCAGAGATATAAACTCGGTTAGTATTGGCCGCCCATGTTGGTGGATAAAACTTTCCATCTGTGTAAACAACACCATTCCCTAGGCTATCAATCGCAGCGTCAGCACAAGACCCCGCAGCAACAGCACCTGGAGTACTAGGAAGCGTTATGGTGGTAGACCCGGCAGTAGCCGCAGTTGAAGTCCCTGGTATTATCATAATCTCAAAAAACACCATATCACCGATTTGAGTATAGCCACCTGAATATGTCGCAGCACCCACTACGGTCATATTCGCAACGGTTGGTGTCCATGCATCCTCTTGGTAATCATCAAGCGTATTAGCATTAGCGCTCGGTACAGCCGTCGCTGGAAAAACTATTTGGCCACCTGTTACGGTAACAACACCGTCAACTATCAAGTTATTATCACCAGGGTCTGAATCCCCACCAACATGAAGACCGCCATTAATCGCTAATTTTGCCGCTGGAGATGTCGTTCCGATGCCTACGTTACATCCAGTGAGTTCAAGATAATTGTTCGTATCATCAAAAGTCAGCAGCGGCCCAGCAGCCTGTCCAATCGTGCCGCCATCATCAATAAGGAATGACTTGAGGCCAGAAGAATAAGTACCACCAATCGCAACCCAGAATCCGACATTACCGGCTACCACATAGGGCGAGTTTGCCCCTGAAGTATTGGCCGAATCAAAGGCGTATATCGTGTAATGGTCTTGGGCTGCATCGACCTCATAAGCTATTATCAAGTTCCCATCTGTGCTACTGTAATCCGCCAATTCTACGGGGGCAGTGATGTCAGCAACGACCAACGGAAGGTAAATCCCTGGATAGGTGAGGAGCAGGGCTATCACATCCCGCATGGTTATGACCGCCCCTTCAGCTATTTTAAGCGCGGTAACGGCCCCATCTGCGATATTGCCTGTTTGGACTTCATGTATCCCTAAAGGCGCTTTAACCGACGTGCTGCCGCCGGAAGACCTGCTAGTTGGCACACTGCCCGAGGAAGCTGATGTTTCAACACCCGTGGTCACATACCCTTTTTCTTCAAGCTCCTTTTTTGTAACAAAAGACTCAGGTTCCCCTGCCCTGCCCCTGCTAACTTCGATTGACTCTTTAACCCCCGTTAAGAAAAGAGCGAGGCTTCTGTCGATACCAGCGGGGACCTTGGGGATATTGGCTGTTTTAGGGTCTCGGCTCATAATGAAATATCCATTGGGGTCTGAGATATACCAAAGAAATCCACGTCTATATTACCAGATATTTCTATCTCAAAAATCCTTCCTATGAATCCAGATACCAGCCTGAATACACTGCTGTCTGTAGCGGCTATGGTTTGCTTTAAAACACCATCAACGTACAACGTAACTGTTACCGTATTTATGCTTGCGGGTACTGTACGGATGGCGGTCCAATCAGCTATAACCCTCCCACAAGCGAAGTTCGTCTGGTAAGGCCATTGGTTTTTTTTGGATTTCCATGTGAAGGTTTTATAGTCATACGTCCCGCCCCCTCGATATTTATAAATCTCGTAGGTGTCAGCGGTTTCCTGCTTGAAAAGGAAATAAAGGTCATTTCCGTCTGAAGTGATATCTATTGTGTAATTTTCTAACCCAACCGTGGCTGGCAACACTATTGGTAAGGTGTGGTCAAAATCAACAATGAACGGGGTTTCCTGGAAATCTATGAACGAGCTTGTGTTAGCACTTCCTGCGGAATAAAAGGCTTTCCCATCAAAATAAACCCCGATAAATGACTCCGCCACCAGGGTTATCCATTGAGCCTTGGTATAGAGTTGCTTCGAGACCAGGCTACCACCATTTTGGGATATCATGAAAAGACCGTCCGGGCACGGATAGATAACCCCATTTTCAGTCATGGTGATGCCCCTTTTCGAGACACAGGGTTGGGGATAGGGGAATGGGGTCTGGCTTAATGTTGTTGGGTCGTTGCCTATGATGCCCTGTGGTGCGCCTTCAGTCAGCACAATTATTGTACCAGGCATATACCCAAGACCAACGATAGTCTCCGGGAACAGCAACGAGTAAATGTCCGGGAAAGCATAGGGATGAAGGGGCTCGGTAATGTAAACGGTATTCTTTGAAAACCCCGCCATGATCCCATTATCGAACAGGGTTAAGCCATGCAGGTCATCCGGGGGCATGTCCCATTCTTCAGTGGGTAGGATCTCAGCAAGGGTGTCGTCGTAAGGATGCCCATCTTCAATCCCAACAAGAAGCGCGACATCAAGTGGCAAATCGAGCGTGTCTAATTTTGAAAATTTCGTATCGTCCGTTGGCAAAACCCCGGCAACCGGGACTATGAAACAATAATAACCATATCCGTTGTAACTCAGATAATCCCCTATCGCGTAAACCGTTTCCTCATCATACGGAGCGTAAGGGGGAACATATTGATAATCCGTGCTACCGTTATCCGCTGTGACCAACCGATAAAGCCTCACATGGCTGATATTGACATCATCGTTAGCGGCGGGGACAGCAGGCATAACAAAGGATGCAGTTTGAACGCCCCCCGCTTGAAGTTCTGTGATCGCAAACCCGGTGTTCCCGTCTTCAGCGTCTTCTGTGATCCCACCACGGTCATTAACGATTACAATGGTGTCACTGTAGGGCTTTGAACATGAAAAGGCGTCCTGGTCATTAATCGCTTCGGCAGTCCTTTCGGCTATTTTTTCAGCGCTATCAGTAACAATAATGTTCACCTCAACCCCAGTTTTCCCAGGTACTCCTGGGTCATCTGAAACAGAGCTGCCATAGGCGGGTGTAAATTCAAGCGTGGGGCTAAGTGTTCCGTTATCAGGGAGGCTTGTTTCCCCCTCTACTAATCCAGTTATAGTTACGCTGTCATCAACAACGTCATCTAGCTCGAACGTCGCCACATCAAGAAGTCCGGTCGATGAATTCACCATTGCATCATACGCATTTTTCGCCATGAGTCCGGGATCACCGATGTCTCCTAGATCATAATCTGCTCTTATAGATTTGTATGCGTCAGATACGTCTGGTTCCCCAGGGCTTGGTTCCCATAAGACAATCGACATCCATGGTGGAAAAGAGGGGAAAGTCGTTCCAACCAGGCATTTATATACAGTTTCAACACCGTCTTTGTCATAATGCCAAACAAGGTCGTCTACAACGTAAACTTCGGTGCTTTTCCATTCTTCTGTCGCTTTTTGTGCAAAATATACAACAATCTTCCTCTCTTCGGTCCCTGTTACATATATCTCTGGGTTCAACAAATTATACCGTAGATAAAAATAGAACCAATCACCGGAGAGTATCGTTTCCGTAGTGAAATCTATAATTAGTGAGGGTACGGAAGCAATTTGATACCAGACATAATAACTGTCTGTGGTAGAGTTTACGACGAAATACGAGCCGTGGATCAGCCTTTCTGTGTTGACGGTGGATATCTCCGGTAAAAGGGCTGTCCCTTCCTGCGACGTGGCTAGAATAAAGTCACTATCAACCTCTGCAATATCGGTAACGCCGCCATGGTCCGCATTGGTAATTGTAACCAATTTACCGTCTGCGGTTGCCGATCCCTCAGCGCCAATCGCCGTGTTTATAGCCTCAGCTATTTTATCCGCGATCTGGTCAGGGTTGTCGAGACCCAAAAGCTCAACTTCAATCCCTGTCCTACCGCCACCGGGAGCGGGGAGCGTGCCATTATTATCAATGGAGTACCAACAAAAATAGTTTGTTATGAACGTGCTGAAAGTAAAATATTTCCCTACCCCAGCATTCGTTTCAAGCATGTCCGTTTCTTCACATACAACTTGGGTTTTCTGCGGAATACCCTCTATATCGACCGTAGTGGTAGCAGGGGACGGCTTTGACTCTTCTCCCCATGCCGTGACATAGGTGTAAACCCAATTCGTTGATTTAACGGTATAACCGTCGCCCTCTCCAGCAAGCGTCAGCTCCAGAGCCTCGTCTGGGGCAGGGACCCCCAACCTCCAGGTCAGCCTCGGGTATCCTGCGCCCGATGTCGGGTCAGGGCCTTCATTAACGGTAATGGTGGTTATTTGAGCTACGGCCAAGGCACCCAGTGTGGTTGTTGAAGCTGTGAAGCCACAGTCCTCAGAAATTGGTGGTACGCAATTCCCAATATTCGCGTTGGTAACAGTGACCACATTAGTACCGCCATTCACAGCCCCGAAATCCCCAAAGGCGTTAATAGCAGTGGCGATCTTACCAGCAGCCAATATGTCGGTATCAGTGCTAAGGATAGCGGCTGTGATTACCGTCTTAGTCACATCATAGTCAAGGTTCCCAATAAGCCCAACCCCATCCACTGTGATGTAAACATAATATTCGATTTGGAAGCTGGTCCCGGGAGCGGCATCGTGCGGCGCGTTTATTGTGAAATACGCCCCCACCAGGGTAGCCATACGAATACTGGACTGCTTCGGGTACGCCGCACCGTTGGACATATAGATTCTTGGGGTAGTCGTCCCTAATGGGGTTCTAACAACATCCGTATCTACGTCCCAACTCATCCAGTCGTCTTCAAACTTGTAAATCGTAACGGGGTCGGTTATCAGGTTGCCGGTTTGGGCTTCTGATTCAAAGTCTTTGACAGCGCTTATTTTCCCTCTCAAAAGGCCACAATTATTGGCCGTCTGAGCGAAATCCTCCGGCAATAGCTTTTCTGAAGACCTGGGGGACTTTCCCTTAAAATCAGATATTTTTATCGCTGGCATTCTTACACCTGAAGCGCTCTAAATATTTCAATCCATGACCCGTTGGCGGCCGTACCGTAAACCCCTCCATTATTGACAAGAGCAATGACATCCCCAGTATTCATATCGAAATTCGGATTCGCTAGAGGGTTTTTCGTTTTTATGTAAGAATCGTTCCTTACTATCGTTAGGTTGTCACCCGTGGCTATAAAGACCTTAATGTTACCACTGCCTGCGCCATTTATACGTTGCAGCTCTTCAGCACCTAGTGCTCCCAAAAAAACCACCTCCAGGTTCGATGCCTTCAGCTCCGCCCCAACCGTTAAAATTGTTTGCCCACCTGTCATTGAGTAACTGGTAACTTCACCTAACGCTGCTAAACCAGCAGCGACGGTATTAACTCCGCCCATAAGAGTTTCAAGATCCCAATCAAAATCAGCAGTGCTGAGTGGAGATCCCTTTAATTCACGCATAACGATTGTATCAGCAGCTATTTCAGAACCTGCTACAAGTGTCATCTCGTCACCTCTATAAAGTAAAACTTCTTGTTATCACCGATAAACCTGGATTACCAAAAGAGTTATTGACCATTATTCTCGCCCTTCCGATGCCGGTTTTGAACTTAATCTTTTCGTAAGCCGCTACATTATAATCCGTCCATGGTTTGCTCGGCATTTCAAATAACCTGCTTTTCGCGCCGCTTGAGATTTCTTCAAGCCAATCGTCATAAAGGTTCTCGTCAAATTCCGTCGCCAACGGTTTTGGCTTGAATGCAGCCCTGAGAATGAGATAATAATCGATAGACGGGACTGGATAAACCCTGATAGCATCAGTTGCCACTGCAAAATAATTGGTCGGAAGGCCAGTTGTTGTTTGGGATTCCCAATAAGCGTGTGGCCTTTTTGCTACCTTTTGCTTAGGCATAAGTGTCAAAGGCACATAATCCTCATCCTCAGCTTTGGTCACAAACACCCCCAGGACAACGACAGGACGCATGGCAACATCGGGGACTATTGGCCGTACGCCATCAAATTCGAGATACGGCGCGTCTGAAAGCTCATCGTATGCGTCTGTAACGGTTGAGTTGTAAACAAATTCCCTCTGAAGTATCCAAGTCTTATGGCAAAACTCCACAATAGCATCCCTGAAAGCGTTTTCTATCGCAGGGTCAGGGCACCCGGGGACATCAGCTCTCACATTATCAACAAAATTATCTATTGAAACATTCATGTTTTAACCCCTATGAACCCCAGGTGCCTCAGCCGGTTTCGGCATATTCGGGTCGTACCTGGATTCGGCCTGTTCCTGAGAACCAATCGACCGCATAAACGCTCCGTAATGCCCAACAGCCCTTTGGGGTGCGGAAGGCGCAATATCAGCGTCTTTGCTGTAGGCACGGTAAAGGACGTAATCCAACAAGGCCGAGGCGTAAATATCATCCAGCGTAAGCGTTGATGCGCTTGAAGCAAGGTCCGCCGGTGCCGCTGAATAAACTATCTCAACATATCCGGGTGAAACCGCTTGAGGTGGATACACATAAAAAACCTTTGGGTTCCGCTCATCGAACATATAGTGCTTTACCACTGAAGACCCTATTTCCGTGTTCCAATTTGGCCTCTGCCCGTCAAGGATATATCTTTCAGTCCGCGTTATCGCTCTCCCAGGTGTCGCGCCAGTCCCCATGTTCCTGACAACATCAAGCAGCATGATACCATCAGAAGGGATGGACTGCTTTGTCTCAGATGCAGTAAGAACCATAGCTAGCGATTTCGCATAGGCATCAGGTTTGTTTTTAACAATCTCACGCTGTCCATCATTCAGCCAACCCAGCAGTTCGTCGGAAGGCCACCGGATGTTGGTCGTATCCTGTAAAATAATAGAGGCGCGATCCAATATTGACGAACCCACTATTGTTGGCATAATTACCTCCAGGTCAGCTTATCAAGAGCTTGGATGACCATATTTGGTTTGCTGGTGAGCCGAAGCTCTTTATCAGACTTCTCAAGCCCTGCAAATTTGTTGATTTCACGTTTTGTCATCAGGTCAAGTTTTTTCTCAAGGCCATCTTCCACACGCTTAATCTCGACAACTTCAGCCGGAGGCTCTTCATCGAACGGAAAAAACTCAACCATCTGGCTTTGTTTGGCCAGGGCTTCCGTGTATGGATAAATGTACCCGTCCCTTGCTCGTCTCAGATATCTTTGTCCTCTACGAAGGATTGCCCCTTTTTGCATTTTTCTTTCCTCAAAGCCTGGGAGCGTTAAGCTCCCCAGCTTAGGTTAAATGTTACAGTTGATAACCGACCACCGTAAGAGTGAATTGTCCAATAACTTCATCGGCAATATACTGGACATCAATGGTGTCAGCCGCCGTAAACAGTTTTGAGGTATTATCCCACCCCCAGGTTGCGTCTTTCTCGATGACAGTGTACCCGGTCGTCACAATGTCGAACGCAGCATCAATCTCCTGCCCTCCATTAAGACCAATGTCTGCGGTATTACCAGCAGTAGCCGCTGTGGAGACATACATCCCAGCATGTAGGAGCACAAACCCGGCAGGTACGTTTATCGCCTGGATAATGTCAGCCGCAGTAATCTTAGCCGCAGTAACGAGAGTTGCACTCGACGCAATGATGGCCGGTGCGTTCATGATTCTCTGGAGCTTAATCAGCCTCCCAACATCGTCCCATTTCGGGGAAGTGTTGCCTATTGCATAATCATAGGTTCCCATATTTTATCCCTCCTGAAAGCCGGGGGAATAATTCTCCCCGGCCCAGTTTTTAGGTTTACAGTTGATAGCCTGTCACCGTCAGTGTGAACTCGCCAATAGTTTCATCAGCAAGGTAAGCAACATCAATGGTGTCATCTGCGGAAAACAACTGGCTGGTATAATCCCACCCCCAGTCAGCGGTATTCGCAATGACACTGTACGCTTCAGTCGCAAGATCCAGAGCGGCAACAACCTCGGTTCCAGCTCCAAGGCCAATGCTGCATGTCGTACCGGCAGTAGACACGGTAGAAACATCGTACCCAACATGCAGGACAACAAACCCCGCCGGTACGTTAATGGCCTGAATGATATCGCCTGACGCAATCTTTGCAGCGGTAGTAAGTGTGGCATTCGAGGCAATGATTTTAGGCACGTTCATGATTCTTTGGAGCTTAATCAACGTACCGACATCATCCCACTTTGGAGTGGTTCCTCCTATCGCATAATCATAGGTTCCCATATCTCAGTCCCCCTTATGCTTTCTTGGCGTAAAACCAAACCAAGGCTTCTGACTTGATTACTTCGTAACCATACACCTGAAGACCTCTCATAAGGTCCCCGAAGTCATTCGGGTTTTTCAGGGTTTCAGTTTTGGTCATCTGGCTCGCAAAGGTAATTGCGGAAGGATGGCCTGCGATGATGTTATGAACCGTATCAACGCCATCTGTGGTTGTGGCAATCTGACGAGATTTATAAATCTCGAACGTATCAATCATTCCAATACGACCATTACGGAGAATACTGGTTCCGTCCCCGGCAAGACTCGCGTCTTTAAGGTCGGACATTTTGATCATGCCGCAAAAGATGGGGGGAAACACAACCCACCTGGCATTGTCGGGCACGCTCTGTTCATCAAGAACCGTTCCCATGTCCACGATGTAATCCAGGATGTTGGTCTTGTCTACAGCTTCCGGAGCACCTGTTGCTCCGAGGTCGATATCGCCGCTGTCTGCACCAGCCGTTGCGCCCTGGTTGGAAGCGTTAGCGCTGGAATAGACGTTGGAAAGGATGTCGTAATCAATAGCGATTGCAAGCTGTTGGCCAGCATCGGTGGTCCACTTATCGACATACGGTAGGTCAGACTGAAGTTTCTCAATATCATTGATGCTCATGGCGTAATACTTGCCTTTATCAATGAGAAGATCCACCACACCCGGCGTCGGGCGTTCGTAGGTCAAGTTCTGATCAATCACATAGTCATTGATCGTGATGTCCGGGATGGTACGGATTTGGACCGTATCTCCCTTACTTTTGAGTTCCGTTTTGTTTACGTCCTCAGTTCTTTATCTGAGGCCCCTGCATGTTTCCATGCAGACCGGACTATATCTTCAACTTTATAAAACTAAAGCCGCACAGCGCTCGTGGGAGTTTCCCCATATCTTTTGACTTAGGGTAATCCTCCTAGTCTCTGAACCTTCGACCTGTTTGCAGGCCGCTTGGCTGCTGATTGCCCATCTTATCCTATTATTTTTCAAACCATCACGCTTGCTCTTACGAACTACGTTGTGGTATAATAGGCTCTCAGAAAGGATATTACTATGAATAATTGTGAATATTGCGGTGAAAAAATTGACATCGGGTATAAAGTATCTAAAAAACATCATTTTAAATTTTGCAGCAAATCTTGCAAAACCCTTGCTCAAAGAGGTAGAACATTTGAAGAACTTTATGCTATTGCATACGATGTTGTTATAGCCGCATATAACAGAAATGACCCTATCACACTTCAAGGTATGTGCAAACTCGCTGGTGTATCTTCCAAAACTTTTAGGAAATATGGAGTTAAATACTCCAAAGTTCTGGATGACGCTAACGTCCCGATCCCGCGCAGTAAGTTCCAAACTTCTATTACGGCTATTGTCACAAAACACCTGTTTCCTAAACCTGTTATCTCTGAGCACCCTTTTCATGGCCTTATTAATCCAAGAACCAATGCCAATCTTAGGGTTGATATTTTCATACCAAGCATCCCTCTTGTTATAGAATGCGATGGGCTCCAGCATAAAGAGACCAATCATTATTTCAATAACCTTGTCAAACGTGCTGGATGTACTCCAGTCATTATTACAGATATATTGAAAAAAAATTGGCTGAAGGCACATGATATCCCTCTTGTCCGCATACCGTATGTCAAACGAATTACTCACGATTATGTAATGTCCTTTCTGCCCACTTCGTTACAGTAGGCAGGGTGTCCCAGCAATTCACTGTGTTTAGTGAGAGCAATGTTACTTACCCTCATAATCTGTGTTAGCGATTGCGCCAAACACAGTGCTTTTATAGAACTTTACTAAACATTTTCCGCTCCAAATTTCTGGAGTATAGCTGCCACTATGGGTAGTTACTCCCGCTGCAACTGGATATGCCATAATAGTTTCTCCTTTATCATGGTGTTATTCTCCCTTCTTTTTGAGCAAGGAAGATTTCTTTTTCAAGTTGATTCGCCTTCTTTTCGCTGTACTTCCCTTTGATCTGATCCGAATAGAACTTGGTGATTTCACCCTTAGACCAAACCTTCTTTTGCGAAACTGGCGTTTTTCCTGCGGCACCCTTTCCAGGGGCCACCTGTTTCTCAAGGCTACCAACTACGGGGGCTGAAGGCGTCTTATAGGCGTTAAATATAGCCGCCACGCTGTCAACTTCCATGTTGGCGTATGCTCTATCAAGGGACTGCTGCTTCGTGCTACCGCTATACCCGTCAGGTTCGGAGAGCCATTCAATGAACGTGCTATCCTCATTAATGAGCCGCCAATCAGAGACCTTACTTTCAAGACTGGAGAAGAATCTGTCCTTTGAAGACGCGGCCACATCATTGGTAAGATTATCGACTTTCTGGTCATACTGAGATAGGCGTTTTTCAGCTACCCGTTCGGCCATGCTGCCAATGAGATCAATGGTGGACCGTTCAAAACCTTCCTCTTCAAGTTTCTCAAACTCTTCGTCTGTCAGGTACGTCCCTGTCATTATCTCGGGCTTTTCTTCTTTTGGGTTCATCGTTGCGATGAGATTGGTCAGCTTGTCGTTCTGAGCCATCAAATTACGAACTTGGTCCGTAAGTTGTGGGACTTCAGCCTTGAACTTCCCTTCCATCACCTTGAAACGCTGTTCCCAGTACGCCCGGTCTTTTTCGTCTTCCTTTGGAATTTCAGGGGATTCTTCTAAGTCTTCTGTTGAATCCTCTTCCTGGGGAGCTGATACGTCCTTGAGTTCAGGAGCTTCTTCGGTGCTTTCTTCCGATACTTCGGCTTCCTGGTCTTCTTCGTCAGGGTTCCCCATCAATTTGTTCGCTTCTTCTTCCTGCTGTAAAACTTGAGCTGGTATGCCCATCACGCCTCCTTGGAGCCGCCTAAGCGGGATTCCGTTTAAAGTTGACCTGATCCGCATTGCGGGGTTCAGGTATAAAAAAAGGCCGATTGTCACCCCGTCATGGGGCGCAACCGGCCTTAAATAGTGCTCGTGCTGCTAATATTTATTCAGTTTTAAGTTGACCTGATCCCACCCCTTATATAAAGGAGTGGGGGTTCAGGCTGGTTAATTCATAAACTTCTCGTAAAGGTCAACCTGCTGCGGAATAAGTTCCGCTTTTTGATCCAATTCTTTCAATTTCTTCTTGACGATTTCAGTCACAATCTCTCCGAGTTCGATATCCTTCGCCAAAACAACCCCGTCCTGCCATCTGGTAACTCCATCGTTCTCTTCAAAAGCCAACAGCTTGGATTCTTCTTCTGTAAACGACAGCGATTCTCTTGCGACCCTGACAAGTTTAAGGTTTGTAAAAGACCCCTTTTCAGGGAGCAACCCGATAACCGATATTCTTTCAAGCACGTCTAATTTCATAATACTCTCCCGGCTCCCGGCTGATAAATCCTGAGAAGGCCCGCCGGGATAGTTGGGCTTTTCGGGTTTCCCCTATCTCAGGACTGTACGTTTTAAGCATCGCTTTCAATTATCTCGACATGAACACGAACTTCCCACTTTTTGCCAACAGGCACTTTCGCCTTTAATATGTCGGCACCGCCCGTCTGCTTAATCATCAAAGTTTTTTCAGCAGAAAGCTCAAATATGTCATTACCAAGATACTCAACAATCTCAGGTTTGCTTTCGTTTGTTAATTCCATTACGCTATTTCCTTCGGCACAACGGATTTGTCAGGAAACTGGCCTTTTGCGTTCTTATCTTTCTTAGTAACCTTTGTTCCTTTTTTCTTAGCCATTATTACCTCCTATTGATCTGCCCATTCAGTGTCAATTACACTCGCATCATAGAATGGAATGTAATAGTGAGTTCCGGCACAATCGATCTTAATAACGCCGTCTGCACTATCGGCATCAGTGATTGTAGTGGTAACAACATAAGCACCGTCTTTCATGTCAGCCGCTACGAACTCCATCGCATGGTGGATGTAGCCCTGACCACCCGTAGCCGAAGCATAAAACTTGATCCCGCTAGACAACCTGGCCGCGTCAGTCGGCATGAAGCGAATTCCAGCTTCGTTGTTGTTGGTATAGCAATGGATATCAACACCGTGGTCACAATATTTCTGCATTTTTGCTCTAATGCAATCAACTGTTCCAGCGATGTTATCAACGCTACCGGCGTCAAAGTAACCGGCGTAAAGCGGTTGGTCCAATGTCCCGCCAGATGCGATGCTCGCTGTTGCCAGCAATCCATAGCACCCACCAGTTGCGGCTAAATCACAGGCCACACCAGCGATTGACATCGTGGCAAACACGCCGACATGCTGATTACTGGTATTTCCAGGCTGGGCACCGGAGATGTTACATTTTCCCCAGATCGCATAAGTGTCCTGGACCACATGAGCCACTTCGAGCCTGGTATATTGCCCAATCATAAAGCCGGTAGCACCGAACGTAGCTCCAGACTCATAGGTCTGGTATGAACCCATCAGATAATTGCCGCCTGTAATTGTGGCGGTAATGTCTCTACGCTCGATAACGGCTGACGCTGCTTGGCTGGCAATTGTTTTTGAAATATTAATCGCCCCAGTGGACAAACCCGACAGTGCTATGCTATCACCCGTCGTCAGCTCATCCACTCTCAATTTCGTAATATGTGCGCTTTCTCTCCAAGCCATGATATTTCTCCTTTATAATAGAAGCGGTTTAGCCTCTGCGCCCTATGCGCGGCCTTTCGGCTGAGGCTGGTCCCGCAGTTTCTCTAATGTCGTTCTTGCTGTGACAATCTTGCCCAGTAAATCGTCCAGAATCTGGAAGTGCCCTTGCGACCACCGTAATATCGTTTCTTCCTTCACCGAATTGTTTTCCTTGGCGATTCTCCCCGCTTCATCGATAAGCCATTCCGTAACTACTTTAAACGCTTCGTTATGTTCAAGGTTGGAAATGGACTCCAGTATCATTATTTTCCTATCTATGTCCGATGGGTATCGAATCATTGCAGTGCCGCCCTGACCACAACATGCGCCGTTCTGTCAATTTCAAACACGCTCGGATTTTTAAAGAGCGGTTCGGATATAAACCCAACAAGGTCCATTTCCTTGTAAACGTAGATCCCATTTCGCCAGGCATCGTCCAAACGGTAGTTCGCCCGGTGTTCAACCTTGACCTCGTTTTTCTTCAAGAGCCCATCAACCACTTCCGCAGAACTATCTTCAGAAACCTCCACCCCGACCTTTCTTAGCGTCTTGCCAAGCAAGTCCCGAATAATGAGAACGGCTTCGTCCAGGCCGCTTGCCCTATGATCTTTGGCGTTCCTTTCAAGGTTGTGCTGAAGCATGTCAGTGTCGTAGCTTTTCAGCTCATCAACATATTCAGGCATCATGTTTTTCATTGTGGGCCTCCTACGGGAGTTCCTGAAGCCTCTGGGGACGCTCCACCTTGTTGCGATTGACCGCTAGGTGTCCCGCCTTTGGCAATCTCAAGGATTTGCGCTGGAGGCACATGGAACATCTGAGCCAAGTTTTGAGCAAACATCTGAAGCTCCTGTTCGCTTATGTTTTGCCTGAAAGAATCGTCATCAGGGATTACCTTGTCCGGCCTTATTTTCAATGTTTTAAGGGTTTCGCGCAGTACTTCTGCCCGGCCTTTCAACCCCATTATCTGGAAATCAAACTGATTGGCTGTCGTCTGTAAGAATTCCTGTCTGCGGAGCTGAATCTGTTCGGCTTCAACAAGATATTCCGACGCCCTCGGGACTATCTTTATATCTCCATTGGCCTTTTCAGGCTCATTCAGCATAATATGCGTCCAGTACCCTTCCACAGACGGCTTAACAATCCCTTCATCAATGTTTGCGGCAACCGTTCTCAGAACTTTACCGGCCGCGTTCATTAGCATACTAAGGCCCGACGCGGTTTTAGCTGCCCCGCCCTGGTTGCTTGCCCCGTACATGAAATTAGGGATACCGGGGTCTTCCCCGGCCTGTTTGTAGAAGTAGTCGTAGAGACCTTGAAGCTCCGCAGCGTTAGAGTCCGGTTGAAAAAACGTAATAGGGAACCCGGCGCTACCTGGAGACCCATCAAATTGCCAAACTTTTCTTGGATGTATCTCGTCCGGGTTGTTAGACGGGTCAAGCTGGCTCATATCAAGACCCACCATAGGGCCTGACGACATGCTCATGTTGCATACAAGGGCCTGGATACAACCATTAATTATCTTCAGCTTAGGTTCCAATATCTCAGGAACCCCCTCGCCCCATATAGAATCAGTGACTTTCGTAAAAGAAGCAGAAAAATAAGGCTTTTTGCCCAATGGGTCCGGGTTTAACCTGGCCCCAATCACCGTGCCGCCAATCATGAAAGCGTCAATATCATAGTCTATATCCTTGTCCGGGATGTCTTCTAGACCCCAACTAATCAGCTTGGCCCCCTGAACGCTCCCCCAGAACTCAAGGCAATCAATGGGATTATCGCTCGAAGATATGTCGTCGTCCGGCCTGTCTTCAAGATCAGCCCGTTCATCATCCTCATGCAACCACTCTCTAAGCCCACCCTCGCCGTGTTCAATCAAAACCTTCCTTATGGACGGTTCATCGTACCCATCCACGCCAATCAGGTTATTAAGGTCCTTCCGCTCAAATCGGTGCTTCTGGATCAGGTAGCTGTCCTGGAGGGTTTTCGCAGTGGGTGATGGGTATATGTCGAGCGGGCTAATCCTGTCGTACTCACGGGTCGGCAGGGTTTTAATAACCGGGGTGCCGTCAGGCCCCCAGCTAAGAGTCTTCTTCATCCTAACAATCGGGCCTTTTACAAACCCAGTCGGGAACGTCACGATATCCGGAATAACGTCCTTAATGACCTTGTACCAACCGCTCTCTGTTAAGCCATCGTCAATGTCCCACTCAAGCGCTTCGGACTCGTTGTCGGCCTTTTCCTTTATATCTTTCTGGAGTTCGTTCTTGAAATTCTCAAGCTCCCGCCTAATAACTCTGTCAGATTCCGCTTTTGCCATCGGATCATTAGGGTCAGTTATTTGAGCCTGAGCAAATGCCATCCGTTGATATTCAGCGTGTAAGTCTAAGATTAGCTTGCGGAGCTTGTCCGGCTCCAACTCAGGCTTAGGGGTCGTGTCTATGCCCCAAGGTCTTTCTCCAGGCGGCAACAGCATAGAGTTCAACCACGCTTCAGCAGCACGGCACTTTACGCTAACGAGCTTGTCGAAGAGGACGCTATCCCCTCCTATTTGATCAATGCTTGCCTTCTCAGAAGCGCTGTACTCACCTTTTCTAAGCCGTAGGCACTTTAATAGCCGGTCGGTCAGGTATTCGTCCTTATTATCTCTGGCCTCTTGCCAGCAGCCCCTTATATGGCTCCCAAGGGAAGTAATGAACGGGTCGTTCTGTACCTCATCCGCGCTCTTTTCAGCGTCCTCAGCTTCATAACGGTCAAGCTCTTCGTTTGAAGCGAACCTGGACCCAATCGATCTTATTTCAGCCATTTGTTCCTCTACCCCGGTGCATACGGGTATTTAAAAGATTCGCGCCGCTCTGACGACCTGAAACCACCAGCTCGCGCGTCTCTTGTCCTCGTTGAAGCCAAGTAAAAATAGTTCGTCGCATGACGGTAATGGTCATCCGCAATTCGCAAATACCGATAAACCCTGGACCCCGTAATCTCATCCTCTTTCAGAATCTTGACAATCCCGGTCATGTGCTTGATGTAACTGCCCAACTCATCAGACCGCCTTGGAAGCTCAAGACGCCCTTTGTTCACCACCAGCTCATGGGTCGCGTCACACACCTCAGTCCGGTTACACGTAACCACCTTGTTCCGCTCATCCCACGCAAAAGACCCTTTTTGTCGCTCCTGATAATCGCACCCGAATACGGGGTATCTTTCCGCTTCAGCAAACTCTCGCACTTTCCGGGTCTCAGGGTACAGATCCAGAACGGCACACTTGACGCCGAACTTAATCCCCAGGTCGTGCAGGTCATTAAAAGAGGAGACCGTAGCCACCTTAATAACCTTCAGTTGTTTCCCACCAGCTTGCCGGTTCCCGATCACAACATGGATGTTCTTCCCAATATCCGCCCCCATCGAGCAGGGGCCTTCGCTTCGGACCGACATCACGTCATGGCCGCAACAGGAAATTACGTCATTTTTCGTCAGCCGATTCTCAGCGTCAATGTAAGCCATGCCAAGTTTGGAATTGTAAAACTCCTGCAAATTCGTTTTGGGGTCTTGGAACTTTTCAAGAATCTTCCCTGGTTTTACATAGGTGGAATTCAACTGGCTAATCCACCAGCCAACCTTGTCCTTTATAAGAGGGCGCTGTGGGGTCCATCTTCCGTCCTTCGGGAAAATCTCTTTGGAACACTTCTTGCAAGCACGGTAAACCTCATCATCCCCTCTTATTTTTAGACAATCAGGAAATTCCAGCTCCAAACAGGTATGAGCCCCGCAATGGGTACACCGGATCTCCCAAATTCGCTGGTCGCTGTTCTGGTAAGCCAAATCAATCCCATAGTCCGGTATAGAGGGTGTGCTAAGCTGAAACACCTCCCCAACCTCGCTGTGGCTAATCCTCTCCATGGCCAGGTCAACCATAGAATCAGACATCACATCCCGCTCATCAAACACGATCCGGTCTACCGGGATGGACTTCAAGGCCGAAGAATCCCCCTTCAGACCCTCAATCTTCGCCGTTTGGCGGGCCGACCGGAGGTATAAAACCCCGTTCCCAATCTTCTTAATGGTGGCCGCTTCCATCGTCTTACCACCAGAAGAAATTGTCTTGACGTGTTCCGCTATCTGGGGATTGTCGTATATTAAAGGATTAAATCGGGACTTCGAGAAATCGCTTACATCGTTCCAGGTAGGGAACAGATACAGCGTCCCAGTCGGGTATCTCCCATAGATGTGCCCGTGGATCGTCTTCAAGACGTTGATTTCCGTCAGGCCCATCTGAGCCCCTTTTTTGGAACACTGGTCCGGGTGGTCGCACTGCATGATCGCTCGTTGGTATTCATGCTTGACCGTTTGAAAGGTCTTACCGCTTTGCAGCCGCACCTTCCCCAGAACCGCCCACGCCAGGGCATCAGCAGCAAACAAGGCACTCAAATCCCCGCTTTGCGCTATCTCTTTTACCATGGCTGATGATTGTGGCATTTAATCCCTCAAATAAAAAAGCCGATTGCGTCCCCTCTGGGATACAACCGGCTCTAAATGATGCTCGTGTTGCTTGGTGCTTATTTAATTGTCTTCAATCTTGATGCTGATCTCTTTTATCCGTATCATCTTCAGGTCAGGCTTGAACTCATGCTCCGTCGTTATCCAAAGGCCTTTTTTGGCGCATATCAGCTTTATCTCTTCTTCAAGGTGCTGGGCTTGTGGCTTGTTCATTCCCACCCCATAGAGCTGCCGTACATTTGTTCTGTCTTGCGGATATTCTCGGCATGGTGCTTAAACCATTCAAAAGAAACCGCCTTCAGGCCATCAGCAAAAAGCATGAACCCATATTTGGAACCAGCCTCGGCAAGAGCACCGTTAGCGTCACCTATAAAATCCCATACGGTTTTCCCAGTTAAAACCCTGCTCAGCGCAGGAATTAGAACCTTTAGACCGTCCCTGTCTATCGGGTTGTGGTATAGCTTATCAAACCCTTCTTCCATTCTACACTTCTCCCTTGAGCCTATCCCTGAACGCCTGGTACAGGTCTTCCATGAATACCCACTCCTTATAAGAGTTAGGCGCAACGCTCAATATCACTACCTTCCGGCCCCAATCAAAGGGACGCGTATAGGTGGAGGGACTTGGGGCTTCAATTCGCTTGGAGAAAAATCCTTTTAACCAACCTATGATGCCCATCTAGTCCCTTTTTGTTTTTTAGAAAAAAAATATCAAAACACTAAATCCCGTTGTTGTCTAAATACTGGACAATCTCGTCAACGCTATCAGGGAAGATATATCTGTTTCCAGAAACTCTCTTGAGAATACCTGCCGTGATAAGCTCGTCTAATCCCGGCTGATCATCAAGAATGATGTCCCCTGTCATCGGAACAACGTCTTTTAGGTTCTTAAGAATAATATCGCAGTCTAACCGCCACATCACATCCTCTATGAAGTCATGCGACACATATACACCTTCTTGATCACCGTGAATTATCGGCATCGCTTAACCCCTAGTAAAATCTAATTTGTGCTTCCAAGTCTCTAAGTCGTATTCAGCTTTCTTCCCATGACCACCAGATGAGAGCTCTTCTATTATTCCGTAGTGAATCAAGGCATCAACCGCCTTGTAATATGTTGTCTTCGGTATGCCAAATAACATCGCGTCTACCGGGCCAAAAGCAACCTTCCTGGTACTGTAGTTGATCCCACGGTTGTTTTCGTTTTGGACTGAATTCAACATGCACGTGTATAAATCCCTAGCCAATGGCCCCGCTAACCTATACGCACGGTGCTCAAGTAACTGGCGTTTTAACAATACAAATCGCCCTTTCTCTGCCTTCTTACCCATAACTTCCCTCCTGCAAGGTAAACCGGGCTGGGGACGCTACAGGCCGCCCCCAATTACTGGAGCTACCACCCGGACTTTCTCGATTCTGGTACCTGAGCGGAACCAGAGGGTCCCTGAGCGGAACCAGCGTACTCAGTTAAACACAACCTCGCTAACCGCTGGTACCTGAGCGGAACCAGAATAGGGGGTACATCTATTATCTATATCCCTTTTTGTTTTTGAAAAGAAAATTTCTGAAACACTAAATCCCTTCATAGCTCAGATACCTCAATTTCCTTCGGTTCTACACCCATGGGACATGTTAACTAACTGTCTAGGATCATTGCGGTTTGGAAAATACACTCTTTTGGGCTTTAGGGGGTATATATACATGCACCCCTTCGCCTCGCCCTGATCGCCCGTGGGGGTGGGTACGCCCCCTATCCATGACCGACTGAGTGCCGCAATATGACTTATCTGTAGTCTTATCCATGCGTTGCCTTAACAAAAGCCACCAGGTTTACATAATGAATGTTATCAGACACTGAGCCCTAAACGCAGTCATATCAACCACTTACGACTTCCCCCTCTGAAACCTCAGCCAATTCAGGGGGACTTGAGACACTTGCCTCGATCGGTATCGCCTCAGCCTCCTGGGCCTCGATCATCTGAAGCGCCAGATCCTTCAGGGCTTCCCGGTCCTCGGGTGCTATCGTCTGGGAGACCTTGATAGAGGCCTCTGAGACCTGCTTATCTATGTACCCGAAATTGTTCTTTAAATCGAAGATGCCAGCGATTACATTATTTTTATTTGTGAGCATTTTTTCGAGCCGATCACCTTCAATTCTGGCCTTCGCTCTTTTTATTATGTCGGGATACGGAGATGCTCCACCATTAAAGGAACCTGGAGGCCTGGCCAAGTAATCATGAAGGCCTTGCCTTCCAGTAAAGCCTAGGAAGAGCGACATGGTGGTCACAGTGGTTGGCATTTCTTTTTCCAGGTACTGGTCAAAGTAATCATCGATAGCAACCTGAAGGACATCAGGGCTTTGGTATATGGCTTTTTTAGATGCCAGACAGTTACCAGGCACGAACCGCCCGGATTCTGGGTCACGCTGAAGGGGAAGGTTTGATGCTACATCCATAAGATTTCCTGATATGATATAAGGTTTACTTATAGCCCGACCATTATCATACCATGAAACCCTTGTCAAGTGTTTTTACGCCTTTTAGGCCTCTACCACTGAAAAAAGTTCTTCGATGGTATATTCTGTCCCTAGCCTTTCGTTTATGAACGCTTTAAACTGCAAAAGCCGCTTTAATCCATCGGGTATTGAATTAATATAATTCGTTACACCTGGCTGTGATATCCCTATCGCTGGGGCTAGTTCGCTGTTAATGGATATCCCTTCTGTTTGGATCAACCTTTTAATAAAAAGCATATGTGTTCCACCGTTTGGTTGTATATCAGAATGCATCTTACCATGACAATACGCGCACAATGTAACCAAATTATCCAACCGATTGTTCGATTTATCTCTGTCCTTATGATGTATATGGGTTCTATTCCTATATTTATCAACACGCCCACATTCACAGCATTTGTCTTTATCTCTAAGCAAAATCACCTGTCGTAGATTTTTCCAAGACATCCCGCTGGTATCTAACTCTAAACTTTCCACAGCAACATCCTCCCATAAGTTTTACGATTATTAATCTTATAACCTAAGATTATATGCAAATCAAGGGTTTTTTTAATAAAATAGTCCACACCCAGACATTAACCCTTTAGAGATCGTGCAGTGTGGGGGATCCTGTGAAGCTGTTTTAGACGTTCTCCGGTTATACTTTGGAGTTTAGCCCGGTGATAACTATGCGGTTTTACTTCAGTTCTCATTTACTTTCATTATTATCCATTTTTTCCTTGACAAAGAGAAACAAACGGTATATCTTGTAATCAAGTTCAACGACAAACCAAATTCAAGGGGGACATCATGGAAACGTACAAAGGTTTTAAAATCACAATAGAGCAAGACGAAGACGCAGAAAGCCCAAGAGAATGGGACAACGTAGGCACAATGGTATGTTTCCACGACGGTTACAACTTAGGGGACAAGCACAATTATTCCGATCCTGAAGACGCGCTTATGTCCATCCTTGATATTGATGAAGATGAAGAGGCCATGGACGAACTGAGTATTGACGAGCTTTTTGCTCGTCTGGATCAAATCGCATATGTTTTGCCCCTTTATCTCTATGACCATTCAGGGCTTACGATGTCAACAAGCTCTTTTTCCTGCCAATGGGATAGTGGGCAAGTGGGTTTTATTTACGCCATGAAAGAGTTAGCGGACAAGGAAACCCCCGACCCCATTAAATATCTTCATGGTGAGGTTAAAGACTACGACCAATATTTGACCGGTGATATTTGGGGATTCACGGTTGAAGATCCTGAAGGATATGTTGAAGAAGATTCTTGCTGGGGTTTTTTCGGGTCGGACGCCTGCATGGAAGAAGCGAAAGGGCAGGCTGATTACATGGCGGAAGAACGGGACAAGCTGAAAGCGGAAGACAAAGTGAAAGAAACAAGACAAGCGGACATCGCCACGAGATACGAACTTTATCCCACATTTGCGACAACAGCTTAACCAAGGGGGACACCATGAAAACAGAACGCGCAACAGAGTTATTGGCCCATTTTCAAAGTGAAGGCTAGCCATGACCAAATCACAACACGTCATTGCACAAACAATCAGAAGCGCTCCGGCCCTGCTGGAGATGATTAAACGATGGATAAAGTTCGAGGAGGGCAGAAAATGAAAACAACAGCTTCAAAAATCGTAAAATCAAACGAAGACGAATACACCAAATGGGACGTAGACGACCGTGGATATGTGCAAAACGAAACAGGGAAACCACTACAGGAGGTCCGGCAATTTCTAACTGCTGAAATCACGAAGACCGGGATAGACTTGGAAGAGTATGACTATTTCTCAGCCCTGGAATATGGGAGAACCACCTGGCCTGCTTTATACCGACGCGTTTTTGCCTTTGCCTGCCCAGGAGGGAGTGAGGGGCATTATATCCACCTGGACATTAAGAAGATGGACGGACAAATGGAAAACATAATGCTCGGGAAAACTTTCATGGGTCTAGACCACGCTCTTGAATTGTCGAACGCCCTGGCAAGGATTTTAGACGAAACCTACCGCTAAAACAAACAAAGCGCCCCAGGGCGGCAACCCCAGGGCGCAGGATGTAAACCCCAAACGGAAGAAAAGGAGTTAATATCATGGGTATCAAATTTTATGGGAAAAGTCAAGAAGTTACTGAGAAGGTAATTGAAATGTTTGAATCCGGTGATGTACCGCAGGCATTGAGCCAAATCTTTGTCAATAGATCCGATAATATCCCATCGGCTTCGTGGTCATGGAGAAACCAGTTTTTGACCGCTATTAATGGAACGGCGGATGCTCGGGGCTTTAAACAGTGGAAGGAGGCCGGGCGCAGGGTTAGCAAAGGGTCAAGGTGCTTTCACATCTTAGGGCCTTGTATAGCCAAAAAGGACATGACCGACGAGGACACCGGGAAAACAATCAAGAAATCCTTCCTTTACGGCTTCAAATCCATTCCGGTGTTTGCCCTGGAATCAACCGAAGTGACCGACGAAAAGCAGTGGGAAAAGGCCGGTGGCGTTGACCAGGACGAAGAAGACAGGCTTAAAAACCTGCCTCTGGCTGACGTTGCGCTCGCCTGGGGCTTGAAAGTTACGAGCTACAACGGCGAAAACTGCGGGACCTTGGGGCGTTATTCACACGGTCAGAGCATTGCCCTAGGCACTGAAAACCTATCCACCTGGACGCATGAGCTCATCCATGCAGCCGATGATAAGAACGGCACCATCATAAAGGGCAGCGGCCAAAACCCAGGGAATGAAATAGTGGCGGAGCTCGGCGGGGCGGTCCTCCTCAAGATTATGGGCCACGACAAAGAAGCTGACCTGGGCGGCGCCTGGGATTATGTGAAAGCGTATTCCAAAGACGATAAAGGCAAAGCGGTAAAAAAGTGCTTTGACCTGATAGACCGGATATGTAAAGCGGTTGACCTGATTATCACAACAGCGACCAGCACCGAAATGCAGCAAGCGGCTTAACCACTAACCGCCCCCGCAAGGGGGCATGAAAGGAGATTTATCATGGCATACCCGAAAGCATACGAGCCTAGATACGGATACAAATACCAGCTTTTGTGTCGCAATAACATAGAATGGGAACACTGTGATTATGCGAAAGACAAAACAGAAAAGGATTATCTGCTCAACGAGTACCGCCTGGCCTATAACGGATTTGAAATCAAATCCTTTCGGCTCCCGCGCAAATACTGGGGATAATCTAACAAACCAACCCACCCCCGCAAGGGGGCAATAAAAGGAGATTTATCATGGAAGAACATTGGGAAGAAAAATATTTACAGGACTACAGCATTGAAGACTTCAAAGCGGCCTTCGCGGCTGGCAAATCTGGTACATATAAAGATTTTAAAGACTGGTTTTCGGAAACATTTGAAGAATCTGATGAAGAAATCTAACACCCTCAACCCCGAACAACCCCCGGCGCTTCCCGGCGTCGGGTGAAAAGGATAGACGCGATGAAGAAGGAGGGCGAGCGATGATAGACCGAATGCCAAGGAAGGGGGAAAAGCTCCTTTATAAATTCGATGATATTTTCCCGAAATGTAAAGGGACAATATTTACAGTTATGGGAAAATTCAGAAACCACACTGATATTTTAAATATCAAAGAAGACGGCAAAGACGATCACACACAGATAATCGTTAAATTTGCCGAGGGATTTAACCCATATTTACATTTTATAAAGTAAACGAGCGAAATTGAAAGGAGGAATTATGGCAGGAAACAAGAATAGCGGCAGGAAACCTGGGACAGGCGAAGAAACCGAGCGAGTCACATTCCGGCTGTCAGACGCGAAGATTACGAAACTAAAACGGGCGGCTCAAGGGGAGGGTCGGTCAGTCAGCAATTATTTGATGATGCTGATAGGGCGGCACCTGGAAGACATTAACCCGAGCGAGCTGTCTCCAAAATAAGAAAAGCGGCCCCAGCGTAATTGCTGGGGCTTCTTCACCTTTTAACCCACCCGGACCAATGCACCGGGCCCGACACCTCCTGGACTACGCTCACGCCATGCCCACCCTCGCAATGTTTGCAGCCGTCAATATAGCGGATAGGTCTGCCAGAGTGCCCCACGCTCCAACTCAAAAAATAACCACACCTATAGCATATCACGATTTCATTCAGAACGGGTTTTCTCATTTTTCGCCCACGCCCTCTTAACATCGTCTTGTGTGCTTACCGTGCCTTTACCCTTGGCCATCCGTATGCTTTTCGCCTGATCGTGCCGCCACGGGGCTGTTTTGCTCACCTGGAAGCGTTTTTGTGGTTTGTTTCTTCCCCCCGTTCACCCACTTCGCCGTCAAACGAATCCCTTCCGACATAACGAACAGGGCAACCGCCGCTACGAACAGGACAACCGCCGCTGCAAACAGGACACCGTTAGCCGCTGCCTCGATTACGCATTTGACCGTACTGCCGTTCTTTTTCATTTCTCTCCCTCCGTCATAATCCGAATAAACCTGGCATAGCTTTTGCATAAATGGACTGTGTGCCCTAACCACTTCAAAGCCAGCCTCAATTCTTTCTGTTCTTTCCGCAGCTTCCCACACGCTGATTTTAATTCCACCAGAACAACACCGCTTTTCACGAAAATAAACAGATCCGGCCAGCCCGGTTGATTTTTCTTTCGTGACCTGTCGTGGAACACGGGCCACCCTTGTTCTTTACAGTAAGCCATGCATTTCGCCTGCAACCCTGATTCAAGTCCCGTGTCCGGGGTTTCATCGCCCAGGGATTTCGTAGCATCGGTATTCGTTAATCCTGAGATCCAGCGGGCTTTGTATTCGTTCCATTTGTCTTCTGACCACCTCATTCCGTCACCTCAAATCTGAAATTCAAAAACATGATCACAACGGGGGCACTCAGCTTCCATAACCGTTTCCGTCTCATATTCAACCGCATCATGCTCACAAGTAAAGGCATTGTCGTCTTTCCTATAGACATGTGTGACCGACGGGCCTATGATCTGGCTGGCGATAACCCACCCCTTGCCGAACAGGTATTCATGCCTTAACGCTAAAACCTGGCTTGATAACACCCTGATATAATTATCTAGCTCATCTGCTTCTTCAAGCAATGCGTTCATTCCGTCACCTCTCAATATATTTGATATGGGCGCTTACTTTTTCGCAAATCACATAACCCCTTGGTATCGGTCCGCCGCCTGGAATATCTTTTAAATCTGGCCCTGCTATAGTTGCGATACAAGAGATTCCGTCTTCTGTAGAAATTATTATCCCCCTTTATTTGTATCGTTTTTCTTTAGCAGCCTGAATTAGTTCCTGTTCTGTGGTTCCAATTACCTCCGCTAAAATAGGCCATGAACGTGAGAACACTTCGCAAGATTCCATATGTTTAAGATATTTAAAACCAAATGACCTAAACGGGATGACAACCTTCTTGTTTGGCAACACCACGATTAGGTTTTTATCGTAATATTTGAGCTTAACTTTTAAACTGATTTTTGCTTGGTCAAGGGTGTTCCAATCCCTGTCAAGTGCGTTAAACGCCACAACCCTGAGCGCCGCATGAAACAAATTGAATTGCTTAACGGACCGTTTCTTTTGGACATTCTGCGAGACTACCCTAAACGTGATGATCCGATTCTCGATGATCTCCCTTGCCGAATCTACTGAATCGGGATCATATGGGACAAAGACGCCGTTTGCCGCTTTCTGCATCAAGAGTTCCGTCATTTTATTGCTCCCTTATCCAGTGCCCCAGCGTCTCTAACAAGGCACCCTTATCGTTTTCATGGAACGACATGAAAAATTCTACAAACCCATCAATCGAGGCCCCATGTTGGCATTTTTCGTATATCCAAACCCTCATGAGCCGGATTACTTCCGCTTTGATATCATCAAGGGTTTTATGCCCAACATAATTTCTCCAAGCGAATCCGAACGGGTTATGACAAGCGTCATGGCACGATAAACAGGCACCGATTGTGAGGTGGTCATGAGGTCGCCCGTTGAAGCCACAGTCACTCAGCCGCCTGACGTGGTGAGGTGGTCCACTGGCTAAACCGCAAAAGAAACACCCCTCCGCTGCAACCATGTCAAGATACTCCCGGCTTACCCACCTTGGCTCTGGTTTAGGGCAGGGATAGAAAGCGCCGTTCAGTTGGTCCATTGTTTTTCGCCTCTATTGCGCCGTACTGCATCAGGCTCAAGAAAATAATCCATATACCAGGGCAGGTGTTGGCCAAGAATGCGATTAAAGAACTCCCTTTCCAATTCAGCTCTAGGAACCTTCAACCCCTTCACCCTACCGGCTGCGATAGCCTGAGCTTTGCGTTCCTCAAATGTTCCGCGTCTTCTTGCTTCGCCCATGATCACACTCCGTAATGCAAAAATTGTCTTTGCGCTCTACTCCAACGTATTCCGTTCCATTGGTCATTCTCTGCCCTAGCAATGACAACTCTCCAGACAAGATATCGTTTTGGTTAGAAGGTGGTGAGGGACCAACTCCCTTGTCACCTTCATTTGTCAAGTGTTTTCTTTGGGTTATGTGTGTAGTGGCTGCACAATAAACATGATGGGTCTTTCATTTCCCTGTGCCAACGGCATACTTCCGAATTTACAACCCTTGACACCAACCCCCACCCTTTTGTCGGGTAATGACAGAGTTGTGGTTTCTTTTTCACGTTCTGGATACCTGTAAATGTTTTGGTTCCCGTGGACCCGGCAACGATACGACCCAAGCTCGGCCCATTCGTGGCAGTTGCACACAATATCAGACGGATTTATGGGTTTCGTTTTTTCCATTTCACTTGGACCGTTTCGCTTTCTGCAATATGGATAACAATAGCTTCGATGAACGGTAAAATAATCTCAGAGCATGATATGGAATCCCGGTTTCAACCTTCTTTTGCGTCTCTATAGCACTCCCACAATCCCAACATTCATGACACCACTCTTTAAGATTCTTTGGGTCGACATGGGGGTTTGCTAATTCATAGGCTGCCCTGTCGCCGCCAAACGCATGAAGCCAATTCCAGCATACCCAGATCGAATTACAGTATGGACACCTTCTCATTTCGTCACCTCAAAAAGGTTCTTCCTGCTCAATATAACAGTTTAAGCATAGCCGGTATTGGTAGTACCGTATCCCACACTGTTTATAGTCTTCATCAAAGTCTGGTCCCCGGCCTTTCCCGAATTTGTATTCATCCCCATGTGAAATTGGACCTTCACAGCAATCACACTTGTAGGCTTTCCTGGCTTTCATGATCTGGCCCATGTCGTCACCTCAGAATGGAATTAAACTATCAGGTTCGCCCTGCACCGGATCACCGGGGTTCGTCCCTTCCGGTCCGCGATCTTCGGCGTTCCCAGTGAGTTCCGCCAGAAAAAACCGTAGGGCCTTGATAGCGTCTTCCTTGCTCCCCAAATAGGCACCCATGGGTCTTTTCTTTTCGTCCGGTTCGGGTCCACCTATCTCAGCGTTCCATTTGCTCAAGAACACCCAATCCATGTAAACCTTGTCGTCCTTTTGCCTGGCTGATACGAGTTTGTATTTGCCATTGTACTCGTCCAGCTTGAGACCATACCCGTCCGTCCTGTCAAAAAAATTACCGCTCATAATCGTTCCCCCGTACCACGCTATCGAACCTTTGGATTGCCCCGTCGAAAACCAACTTAATAGTCCCGGTTCTCGTATTTCTACTTTTTGCGATAATGAAGTGCGCTTCATGCGGATCTGCGTCGCGGTTATAGACTATCGGCCTGAAAAGAAACCCCACGATATCCGCGTCCTGCTCAATGGCGCCGGACTCTCGTAAGTCAAATAGGCGTGGACGTGGCGGTACTCTTTTTTCGCACTCACGGTTAAGCTGCGCCAAGCAAATGACAGGGATATCCAGGGACCGCGCCAGGGTTTTAAGCTCTCTGGAAAGGTTCGCCACTTCGCGCTCTCGCTGGTCGGCGCGTTCAACGGACCTGATAAGCTGTAAATAGTCGATAATTATCAGGCCGATATTTTTGGTGAGCTTTTTTGTTTCAGCTATGGCGCACAGTTCGTCTATTGTGAGCTTGCCGGAATCGTTGTAATAAATCGGCAAATCAGACAGCTTGTTCGCGGCTTTTGCTATTGCGGGCCAGTCGCTATCAGCTACGTTTGACGTTCTTATAGACTCAAAATCCACCCTTGACACACCCGCTATTTGACGCTTGACGAGTTCGGCCTTGCTCATTTCAAGACTAAATATCAGCGTCGGCACACCAGCGGCTTCAGCGAAATCTTTAGCCAATAACGATTTTCCCTGTCCCGGCCTGCCCGCAATGATAATCAGTTCGCCGTTCTGCCAGCCACCCGTGATTTTGTCGATATCATAGAACCCGCTTTTAACCCCCGGTTTGACTGACCCTTTTTCAAGGCTGGCAATGACGCCCGGTAGAACGTCCGCAATGGACTCAGTTGTTCGTCCACCCGTATCGCCTAGCTTTGTGACACGCTTTTTTATGTCGGATAGAATCTGCGCTGACGTGCTTTTGCTCTCAAGACCACCCTTTATCATGTCGGCAAGCTCAACCAGGCTTTGCTTTGTCCGGGTCTCAACAAGCCGCTTAACGTGGTACTCCCACCCCGTAGACGTGGCAACGTCCTGGACTATTCCGGCCAGGTACTCAGCTAAATCCGGTA